GTTTATTAATATCTAAACCGTCAATTTTAAATGTTTTCGAATCTTCTACATGTCCATCTAACCACTCATCAATTGCTTCACATGCGGCATGGGCTTGTAAAAGAATACGATCTTGAATAGTTAGTACAGGTTTTGCTAACTTATCTTCTTTTTTCTTTTCTTCAACTTTATTCTTAAGTGCTGTTTTGCCTTCAACGATTGCTTCGTCAACTCGTAGTTTTAAAAATTCAGTTGAACATCGAAGATCACCTCTAGTACCTGGAAGACTTTCCCAATGTGCTGCTTCTTTATCTGTCTTTTTTGGCGCACCCATCATATCCATACGTGCAACAATACTTGCTGTAATACTAAGAGCTCTGCCAGGAGCGGCTTTTACGGCTTTGATTTTCTCTTTATCATAACCGTTGTCTTCCATCCACTTAGGAACATACGAGTATAAGTCTGCAGGCTTAAAGTGTTCGTAATACCAATCATGTGTATGACGTCTAAAGCGATGTATCTCCTCGCCATTCCACTCTTCCCAGCCCTCCCATGAAGGTTCCTTAAGTTTTGCTCCACGTTGAAGCCGGGGAGCAGCTCTAGGCTTTTTTCTTTTAGTCTTTGGCAGTGCCATTTTTCAATCTCCAAATCAAGTTTATAAAAAGTATATATACAAAAATAAAAAAAGTCAAGTCTTTTCTAATTCTTTTTCTTCAATGAAAGGTAAGTTACGTACTTGTCGTTTATATATCCTGTTAATGTTACTTTATATCCGTACGAATAATCATCGGGGCTAATCTGGTATGAAATGTCTGAACCGTGCTTCATACAAAGTTTTCCTTCTGGTGTTTGTTGCCACTTGTAGATTGGTGCAGAAACGTAGAGTTCAGGATCCTCTACGTCTGCCATGTTGAACGTATACAGAACGTATCTGTCCATCTTACTCTTTTAGATGCTTTTTATAAGGCGCTTTGAGCGTTTGAACAATTTCGTTTTGTTCTTTTTTAAAATCAGCATAGCGATGCCGAATAATATCTTGCGTAAGATCAATGAAGATTAATACTGGTGCAAGAAAAAATAAATCTTCATGAACAAATATAGCACTTAGAATTGCAATCGCAAAATATGCTATCATTCGTTTTGAATGGGGTTGCATATCTGTAAAGTTCCATTTTACAAAATATAAGATATGTTTCATTTTATGCCTCTTTATTAGGGTTCCAAATAGTTAAATTTTTAGTCTTAAGTCTATTTACAACAATGTTGTATCGTGACTGTTCTGCTTTCCATTCTTTTAACCACTTATGACCATCACGTTCTGCATCAACAAAGATTGCATTAGTCATTGCTAGTGGTACTAAGATTGCAAAGTGAACAATAATACTTGCTACAGTATTATAACCAAACCACCCTAGGTAGTTTGCAGCTAAGAATCCAAACCATACACTCCATATAGTAAACAATACCAACATAAAGTAAGTTTGTAAACTTGGGTCTGGGATATATTTTAGTGGATTATATTTAACATCCATTACTCGTCTCCAGCCACTTACGAGACTCATTGTAGTTCGTCTAAATAGACTTGGCTTTTTTAAACTCGGTTGTATCATTTCCTTTCTCCTAATCAACGTGGTTTCTTATAAACTCTTTTATTACATGAATACCGTATGACATCCATGTAACAACTAGTAAACTAACAAATAATAATTCAAAATTATTCATTATAACTTTTCTCCTGGCTCAAAGCCACGGAATGTTTTAAATCTTGGAAAACGTAAACTATAAGTTCCGTCTTGGTTTTGTGTTACAGCATCAGCTCTTACTTCTACAAGTTGACCTGTGATATCAGTGCGACTATTCCAAAAGTCGTCACGATTAGCATCACTAAAGCCACTGCCGACATTAACATTAATTTTCTTTCCGTCATCAATGCCTTCACAAACAAATGCACCAAGTCGTCCTTCATTTCGTCCTGTTCCTTCTTCGACATCCTTTACCTCTAATGTTACCTCAATGAACGGCTTTGCTTTAAGCCATGCATGAGTTCGTTTACATTCATAAGGAGCATCAACGTCCTTAATCATAACTCCTTCGTAACCACCGTCTACAGCCGCTTTATTTAACGCTACAAAGCGTTCTTGGCCTTCAGGAGTGTCTAAGTCTACATCTTCCCAATCCAACGCTTGTACGTGCTCTAAGACGTCTGCATGGTCTTCTACCCAATGCTTAGTAATTTGGCTTCTAAAGCTCTGTGGCTTGTCCCAACTACCTGCTTGAAAGCAACCTAGTGGAATAGTGTCGAACAAATGCAATACAGCGTCAGTAGTTTGTTTACCATCTTTACGATGCACTTGTTTCATAAGGTCTTGGAAGTTAGCACTCATTACCTCTCCGTCTAATACTAGCGGATAAGGCACAGGGTGGTCTTTAATTACTGTTTGAATTTCTTCAATGATGTGGCCAAAGTTGTGAAACTGTTTACCATTACGACTAAACATTTCTACTTTGTCGCCTTGGATGATAGTAATAACTCTTACACCATCTAGTTTGATTTCAATTTGTTTCTTACCAACCATCTTCTTTTCATGCTTGGCTGAGTCATGTGCTAGACTACATGTAAACACAGGAACAGTGCCTGGTGCTACTTTGTTAACAGTCCTTTCGCTCATTCCGCATCGTAAGTCTTTGATTAAGATACGTCTGTAAAAGCCATTCCACTGTTCTGTAGTAGCAACACCCATTGCAAGTTCGATAGCATCACGTGCCGCATGTCCTGTTAGTTCACGATTGGCAAGTTTATCAGCAAGCTCTTTGAACACTGGCCATGAAAGACCTTGTCCGGTTAGTACATCTGAACGCTCAGGTACTTGCTTAACGCCAAAAGTAACAAGAGCATCAAGTGCCATTGTAATACCTTCGAAAAACTCTGGTACACCTTCTTCAAGTGCTTCTTTTAAGATTGCTTGTTTGGCGAGCTTACTATTGTCAGCTTCTAGCCTTGCAATTATATCTTGTGGTTGTGTTCGCATATGTTGCCTCTTTGTATTTGCCTAATTGTTATATACATTATAACCTCTAATAGATTAAATGTCAACCACTAATGGCGGTCTGACGGGGAATCGAACCCCGAACGCCGCCGTGACAGGGCGGAATTATAACCGTTTAACTACCAGACCGTAAAATGGTAGCCCGTAGGAGAATCGAACTCCTGTTGCATGGATGAAAACCATGTGTCCTAACCACTAGACGAACGGGCCATTGTTAAAACTTATATGCAATACTAGCAAGGTATGTTCTACCTGTCTGCTTGTATCCATGTGGTTTATTATAACGCTTATTAGTTACGTTGTCAACCTTTATTTCAAATAAAATGTTGTCCACATATTTTTGGTATGACACATCAAAAAGTGATACTGACGGCATTTCTGTTCTTTGCCAAGTCGAACTGTGAATATCGTCATACTTTCCGTCATACCTTGCATTAAGTTTTAGTCTAGTAGTACTGTCAACATCATAATATATATTACCGTTGTAACTATGTTTTGGTCGACGCAAAAGATCCTGTCCGTTTGTATCTTCTGTAAACAATAATGTATAACCGTTTACTAGAGTTACTGGACCAAATGTATTTGTATATTGTATTTCTACACCATTGTGTCTACTTGTACCTTTATTGTTATATGTTGAACCTTCGTATGTCAATGTATCTTTAACTGAAGTAGTAAACACCGCAACATCTAATGCTCCGTCATTATATCCAATTTCATAAGACTTACTAGTTTCAGAAAATAAGTTTGGGTTGCCTTCAAATCCATAATTGTCTATACCATACATTTCGTAAACGGTAGGAGTTTTAAATCCAGTTGAATGACTTAATCTATAGTTGCCTCTTGCTATACCAACTCTATATGTCCATTCGTTTTTGAAGTTACTAGCATTGTCGTATCTTACACCAAACGACCCAACAGTACCGTCTATTACATAATCACTACCAAAGAATAGTCCTGTATTATTACGTGTTGCATTTACTAATGAAGTATAATATGGCAAATTAACTTCGAAATCTGCTTTAGAAGTTACGTACTCTAGTCCATATGTAAAGTCTATTTCGTTTATTGTAGATGTTTTATGTGTTAAAAATGTATCGCTAATACTGTTATAGTTACTAACCAATCCGTCGTCTGTGTATTGTCTTTTATGTTCTGAATTATTATAAACAAACGCAGTAGTTTTATTCTTTAGTGCTATTTGTCTATTGTTAAATTTCCAATTACCTGTATAGTCAAGATCGTCAACACCGCCTCCGTCAAGATTGCTATCGTTATTTCTACCGATTAAATTTCCAGTTAATACGTATCCATTATCTAAATATGT